GAGTCCTCTTTGGCTTTGGCATCTTGCTGCTCATTCGGCACCCCCTACCAGCTTATTGACCAATTGTTCCGCATGCTCTGCGGCAGTATCCGTCTGATTTGAAAGGCCTTGGCCGAGCACAACTCGTTGCACCCGGTCAATTACTGCCCAGAATACCACGCTATGCTCTCGGTCGTTTTCTAGGACGATCCAGAGGTCATCCCTATTCACCTTTGGCCTCCTGCTTTGGCGGGTATTGGGTAAACTCAACGAGTGGGCAACCGCTATCCCAGCAGAATCCGCCCTCTTCAATTGTTGCTCCGGCGCAGTTCAGGCACATCATATCTACAGCCTTTTGCATCCTAGTAACCATCTTGCTTTCTGCAAGAACAACACGCTTTGCTCTCGTTGGGCTTTCGGTAATTGCTAACTTCTGCAGAAGCTCACTGCTATCTTTGCCGCTCTTTAGGCAATAGAAGTCAACAAACCTGGAAATGAACTGAGGAACAATCCTGCGGTGGCCGTAGACGTAGGCTGCGATTGTCCGGTGGCTATAGCCGCCCATCTCTTCGGCCAGCTTCTTGGCTGCTTCGCCGCGATTAAGGCCCGGGTACATTTTTTCAAGTTCGTCTTCGAGCTGCCGGTACGTCATTACCACAGACTCGCGCAACGACACTAACGGTCCTCCGCAAGCAAGCTTTCTTCAAGTGGCCTACCCCATAGACCCCGACGGAGCGCAACGGCAATCAGGGCGTAGTTTGCAATGTCGAGCAGGGTATCCTCAAGCGACTCCTCGGTGCTGTAGTCCATGTCGCTAAGAACAACCTTCCCGTCAATCACCCTGCCATTCATAAACTTCAGGGCGCGAGAAACCTTGTCGAAGGAGATGCGGCCAATTACGCCGTACAGCCCCAGGTGCTGAATGTTTGAATCTCCGTACCGGCGCTGCTTCTCAACCAAGAGAGAGAACGCCTCTGAGTAGATCCTTTGAAACTCGGCCTCAAATGATCCTTCTACAAAAAGATCTGGGATTGCGGTGAGCTGGTGGTCCTTTGTGTCGCTCAAGTTACCTCCTTGCGCTTAGTGCTCGCTTGATTCCAGTCTCAAGATCGACTTTCGGTGTGTATACCTTTAGCATAGAGGAAATGTCTGCTACGCGCCAGTTTACGCCCTCTGGCTTATCTGTTAGAAACTGAAACTTTGGAAAGTACCCTTCCGCCTTGGCAACCATTTCTCCCAGCTCGCGGAAGCTTGTGGCGTGTCCGGTGCCAATGTTGAGCGGCCCACGGTAGTCTTGCTTCACTGCCGCGTCGACGCAGCCAACGACATCGCTAATGTGCACAAAGTCCCTGGTCTGGGTTCCGTCGCCCCAAATAACAAATGGGTTTTCTCGATTACGTCCCCGCTCAATGAACGATGGGAACGGATAGTCTAGCGCCTGGTCCTCTCCATACCCGGAGAATGGGCGGAACACGTGCGTGCGCACACCCTCTGCCTCGGCAAACTGCGCAAGGTACTCTCCTGTAAGCTTTGACCAGCCGTAGGTAAGGTCTGGGTTGCGGATATTACTAAGGTTAATGTCTGCCTCTGTAAGCTTCTTGTGTGACTGCTTGGTCTGCAGCTCTATTGGATATGCTGCCGAAGAAGAGAAGTAGACAATTCTTGGTTGCCTGGTGCGGATAGCCCACTGCCACATTTCCGCGTCGATAGAGAGGTCAACGGCCACAGAGAGGGGGCTCCCTTCAATCTTTGCCCGGCCACCGACTACGGCCGCTAAATGAATCACCAGGTCAAACTTAGTGTGATTTGCCAGGGAGAAGAATTTACGCACGTCCATTGAGTCAACGATGTCAACGCCAAGAATCGTGTGCCCCTGGCTTTCGTAAAACTTCTGAAAGTGCCGACCGACAAACCCTCGGTGCCCAGTAATTAAAATGTTCACTAGTAAGCCTCCAGTAGCTCAAGGTCATATTCAAACTTGCCAATTCCGCCATTCTTAACGGACAGGCTTTCATCTTCCCAGATGACAAAATAATCGTTCTCGTCTAGCGCTGCGCCGACGTGATTTGCAGGATTCTCAAGTTCAACTGGGAACTTCTTGGTAACGCTTGGCGCTGTTACCTTTGTGCCAAAAAAGCTGTCGTGAATCATGCAGCTTTTCTCCACCCTTACCCAAACCCTCTGTGACAAAAACTTTTGGTCGGATAGGTATGGGTCTCTGCTGGTTTCCTCCTGCATAAACATGCCCATCATTGTGGCAAGATTTCGAAGCTTATCTGCGTAGCCGCCCCACATCCCTGCGCTCATCGGCCATTTCTTGTGGCCAATCTCGTGGTCTTTCATTACATGGAAGTCTAGGCCGCTATCAAGCCATTCTTCGTAGGCTCGGCGCTCTCGGACGGTCAGGCGCGCATCAATATCCCTAATCAGTACAACATCGACTTCTCGGTCGGAAAACGCAAGAAATCTCCAGGCATTCGCAAACCATTCGTTTCCGGCTGGTGCAATCTTAATTTCCACATTGGGAAACTTCTTTAGCTCTTCTACGGCCCATGCGGGAACTCCGTGCGCGATATAGATGCGCATTACAAAGTCCGGATAAATCTTTTTTGCCAGGATTGCGTTAATAAACGCTCCGACAATGTATCGCCTGTTGTTTCCGTAGAGAACAAAGGAGAGAACGTTTTTCACTTGTTAAGGATTTTTTGGAGATCATGAACAAACCGATCTCGAAGATATCGGTCAAAGGCAACTACGTCCTTGGTATAAATCTCTGGGCTATTAACCTCCATATACCCGGCATCATTCTGTGACTTCCCAGCCAGTGGGTGCAGGTGCTCAATGATGACGTCGCTACGGTAGATGAGGTGGCCAAGATCCTGTCCAAGCGCCTTCCAAAAATTATCCATGTACATATGGATAAGCTCAGGCGGCGCCATGTACCCAATAGCCCGAACGATTGATGCCGACATCATTACGGCGGTAGGAAGATTCTCACCCTGGAAAAGGTCGTTTCCGTATGCCACGCCGTCCCGGTCGCCAATTTCTTTTGCAAGCTCTGTGTCCCAGCCCTTGGTCATAGGCCGGTGATCGTCGCCCATAAATGCAAGGTACTCATAGTCGTTGGCATGCTTGACGGCAAGAAGGTTCAGCGTTCCGCACATTCGCAGGCGCGGGTTCACAGACGCAAGGGCCATCACCTCGTCCGAGTACGGGGAGAAGTCGTCCTCGTCAATTCCGAACAAGATGTCACAATCTTCAGACGTTTCACGAAATTGCTTTAGCAAAGCGTCGCACGATGCTGGCCGGTGCCTGGTCGGCACGATCAAGAGTGTCTTAGCCATTTTTCACCGCCGATTTCATAGTAATAAGCCACTGGGCCTCTTCTTCATTGAGTCTCACAAAATCCTCCGCTTGAATGTTTTCTGGAAAATGCACCGCGTATGGGTCGGTGTCGTTTGTCCACCTTGGAGAGTACGCCAGGGCGATGTTAAACGACGAAGACCATAGGTACCAAATTGCCGCAACTTTGGGGCTCGGTGGCGGTGTGTTGTTCATGGCAGGACTATAACACACCATGAGTAGATTTTCACAGGATTGCGCTTGTAACCAAGTCGCCACTATCTTGTGTTACTGCCCCTTTATCCGGGGAGTGGCGCCACAGGGGCGCCTGGAAGAAAGGAGGCATTATGGCAGGCAAAACAAACACAAAGCTCACGCTTAAGGCAACCCCAAAGCCAGCGCACCTGACTGGCATAGCTTGCTATACATGTTCCAATAACATCATGTCAAATGAGATAAGCACCTGGAAGCACATCTGGTTCCCAGAGGGCGCAGCTAGGCGCTCAGTATTTCGGCAGTATCACAAGAAGTGTGGCCCAACAATTTCCGCAGACACAGGTAAAAAGCGATGACCTATTTGTTCACCCCTTTTCCTGAGGAAGAAGGCACCGAAGAAGAGTGCGGTGATTTATGCGGGGCTGCGCTTGCAGAACGGGTCTGTGAGGCATGCGATGAAACATTCGTTGCCTGTTACGACCACGAAACCTATGTGATGCTGTGCGAGATCTGTCGTGAAGTCTAGAAAAAAGGATCGCAATGAAGAAATCGCACGTCTGTTCCTGGATGGCTACACGGCCAACGAAATCGGAAGGATGCATGGCATCAGCAAGCAGCGCGTCTCTTTTATCCTCCACAAGCTTGGCATCAGGGCTGAAGAGTCGTTTACAACAGTTACCCTTCCTGACCCCTACGTTGTTGCGTTGGATTTCGGGGATATTGCCAGTAGGGTGATGCTTGATTGGTCTGCCGCAAAAATATTGCCAAAGTTTGATTGCGTCATAACCTCAACCCCGGACACTGCTCATGTTGACCTGCGTCAGTTTAGCAATCGAGAACACGTCTTGGCCTATGTCCCAAAGCTAGAAGGGGCAGAAATCCCAGGTAGGGAGATCCGTTCTAACTGGTTAATGTACGCCTACCCGCTTGAGGAGTCCCGGTTTAGTCCCTTTTCGCAGGCGGAACGTACTTAAGCTTACTGACGGCTAAAGCATCAAACCGGTAGTCCAAAAATCCAGCGTGTCCAGTTCTGGCGTCAATCTTTGCCTTGACCTCAACCCCTGAATTTTTTGCCAGCCTGCAAAATGATACGTCTTCACCGGCGTATTGCGTGCACTTCACCCCATCAATGACAATCTGCTGATGCTCGTAGCGGAAAAATTGATGAATAGCCCTTTTGTCAAATTCAACCTTGTCTTCAGGGTTTGCTGCGATGATCTTCATAAGCGAAGTTCGTGATGCAAGCATTGCACCGGTGCCAATCCAGTCGACAGTCGCAAGCCCGTAGTCATCGGTGTGCATAATTCCGCTTTCTGGGATAGAGAAGTTTGCGTCAGACAAAATTGCCGGAATGTCTTTTGGGGCAAAGTCTGGGTTGTTTCGAACAGTTTCGGCAATCCGGTCCCATTTTGCAAACTTTTTGCAGCAAGGAAAGCCAACAATTGTGTTTTCAAGGTGCGGTAAGCACGCCAACACATCGCCTGGCTCGTAGTTAATGTCAGAGTCAACCATGAAGATCCAGTCTGCATCTGTCTCTAGGAAGCGATCCACAAGATAGTTTCTTGCCGAGGGAAGAATCGAGTTGCCGGTAAGGAAGTCAACCTTGCAGTTGATCTTTTGCTGGAAAAGCGCAGACTTTAGATTGTCGTATGAGTGCATGTACTCCGACGAAACTCGGCCATCTAGCGTTGGCGTCGAGACCCAAAGCTTTGGGAACCTCTTTGTCGGCGCTGATTGAATCCTTGGCTCTGGCATTAGTTGGCCTTTCGCTTTGCGCCGGTGAGGTCAGGCATCTTTCGCTTGTTCTCCTCTTCGTGCCACTTTGTATGCTCGCGCTGCAGGTTGATAAAGACGCCAATAGCTTCCCCCCACGCCCTGCGCTCACCCTCGGCCACCTTCATGGCCATTCCCCCGGCAAGCAAAAGCGTGCTGGTTAAAAACCCGACAACAAATCCAAGAAGCAATGCTGCGAAGTCCATGTTACTTTTCTCCTTCAAGCGCGTGTAGCGCAGCTAGATCGTACTTTAGCGCAAGTGAGGCGCTGTGCCGAGTATGGCCATCAACCTTGACCCACACTTCTCCACCGATTGCTCGGAACTCATCGCAGAAGTTGTAATCCTCTCCGATAAAATAATTTTCCCTCCGACCGTAGCGAAAATACTCAACAGTTCTTATCTGCTTTTCATCCATTAGCTCAATATACCATCGGTCCGGATAGGCCTTCTGGAAGCGTTCGAAGGCGCTTCTCTGGACAATCATACACCCCGTTCCGGCATGTGTTGCGCGCATCAAGCCGAGAGCTGCTTCTTGCTCGTTGGGCGCCGGTGCCGAATTGTCTAAGACAAAGTTTGGCCTGCCAAGCACGGCTTCAATGGCCTCCGCCGGAACCTCTGGGCGCTTTCTTACAAGATCCACCGCCCGGTCCCAACGAATTTGTCGCTTGATGCACGGCAATGCAACAATTTCTTTTCCTGCCGCAATAGCATACATCACGTCTTCCCAGTCAACCGTGATGTCGGCGTCAAGCATGAGGATGTGTGTTGCTGTGGACTCTTGCATGAACTTGGCAACGCATCGGTTTCGCGCTACCGGAAGCATTGAGCTGCCAACAACAAAACTCCAATGAAAATCAATCCCTACTTGGAGACACGCCCGTTGGATGCTCAACAGCGAATGCGTATAGCCGTGGTCCACCTTACCGTCGATGATCGGCGTAATGGCAATCAGTGAAATTTTCTCCGGCTGGGGGGCCGTAGTTTTCACAAAGCTTGCCGCTCGACGCTGCTTTTTCTTGCTCATGGGTTCTCCTTCGTGGATGGAAGATACCACACTTTTTGCCCGTTTGGTGACGATTTTGGGGAAGGGGGGGAGAACCTTTAAGGAGAGGGGGGGATGGGGCTCCAGAGATCCGGGGGTCTGGGCTAATACTTCTTTTGTAGTTAGAACACAGGATTGAACTTGACGGGAGTATCCGGGGGGCGTATGATCGCAATCCTTCCTGGGGGGGATGGGGCGACGGAGTGACGGGGCGACGGGCTGATACCGGAGGTCGATTGACTGGAAAAGATTTACAGCTGGTGAACGAGAAGGCAGAGTGCTTGCATTCGGCGGCAATCATTCTTGGGCCAGAGGGAACCAAGGCATACGGATTACCAACAGATGTTGAAAAGTGCCTAGATTGTGGATGGCGGGCATTTGAGCAAGCTTGTGGTAAGCGGGTCGAGCTTCCAGCGGTGCAGATTGTTTGGTGGGAGAAGACCGAGAAGCGCGAAGCACATTGGATTGTTGAATGCTTTCCTGGAGATCTTGTCCCAGACGAAGCCAGCATCATTGGTCGCGGAGAAAATCCGGGCGAGGCAATGCACAACTTGGCTAAGGAGATTACTTCTTGTCTGAGGGGTCAGCGCCAATAACGAGGTGAGTTTCTTGCGGGATTTTTTCCTGCCAGGCCCAGCCAGATCCCTTGTAGGTAATCTTCGGGGTGTTGAATACAACGCTCATCTCGCCGTTGCACACAAGGCATAGCTCCTTAGAGTCGTCGCTCATCTTGCGCACGGTCTCCCGGATGATATCGCACTTCTTGCACTTGTAGTCGTAAGCTGGCATTCCTTCTCCTTTGGTGGAGCCGGGCGGGAGTTACACCCGCCGTTACCCTCAGGCATGATGACCTTTGGCGTTTACTCGGCCCCAGGGGACTATAACACGCTATAGCCCGAGCGTCACCTCTCCAGGCATTGCGTTGTCGCGGCGAGCCTGATCTTCTTGGACTTTCCACTTCTTGGCAATCTTTCGGACAGCCCAAGAAGATCGAAGAAGGCTCCGGGCGCGTTCTCGTTGCATGTTCGACCACGCCTCAAGCTCCTCAGAGCTGGTGGCAAGGTAGATCCCGGCCGGGGCATCGGATGCCGAACAAATCGGCTGCTCCCAAACATTTCGCAACTCTTCAACCGCCAGCTGGATTGCCCGGCTGTTCCACCGGGTGCGCTGGGAAAGGTCTTTATACGTAATGGCGTTCTTGCGGCCCACGCTAATCTGGGAAAGAATAAATACAAGCTCTGGGCCCATCTTGGTTTCCATGCTAATCCTCCTTACTGGGTGATGCTATTCAACTACACAATACTACGCTCATCCTGGCAGGGCGTCAACTAGGGGATAAAGCGAACCTCAATGGTGTTCTTAAATCCTGGGGTTGTGTTGGCGTATGGCCACTTGGGAATCTTTCCGCCCCGGTAAGCTCCCAGGGCCGCCCACACCTCTGGGCTCAGGTCAATCAAGCTGTCGTCTCGCGTGCCCTGCTTTCTGTCCGCACCGTGGCAGGCGCAGTAGTCAGCAATCCACACTTCAACAGACTTGCCTGTGTGCGTTGAGATAATCAGTAGCTTCTGGGTTGGGACTGTGTGCCACGATGGAATATTGAGGTGTTCGCGCAATCGCGGACCAAGGGCGGCGTACATGTTCTTCAAGGTGGTCTTCCACGGTCGAACGCTGGCTGTCCACCCACCCATGTTTCTCAGATAGCATTTCCACTCTGGGCGGGCAGCGCACTCTTTCTTGTTTGCATACACCCACGTCTTTGGGGAGTCGTACCAAGAGCGAGCATGCTGGTAGGCGTCATAGCGAGTCCCGAAGCCGTTTACCCGGATAGCATTGTCCCATTTCTGGTCCCAGCTTTGAGGTCTGCTGGTGGGAACGGCTGGCTGGTCGGCAAAAACCTCTCTCGGTGGCTCCTGGACGGGTTCTGGCGGATTCCAGAAGCCCATTGGGAAGAGGAGGCCCGTAGCCACGGCCAACGCAACGAGCACTGTCCAAAATCGTCGGTGAGCCCTGTGTGCCGGTAGCTTCATAGGTACCTCCCTTCGACAAGCCTAGCATCCTTCCGGGCTCTTGTCTAGATGATACCAGACTTCATTAGTATGTTTGTTACATAGAAAACAGCGCCCCGTTGTTTGGC